AAAGGTACTTACAGGACCGGAGAGAAGGGGCGGTGGTCTTATCGTTAAAATCACCACACCAGGGTCTTAAAAAGAATGCATTGGAGAATATTGTAAAAGCAATCGCCAAGAGAGCAGGTATTACCAAGAGGGTATTTCCGCATCTGTTACGGCATACCTTTGCCACCAGGGCGCTTAACAAAGGCATGCCATTGCCAACTTTATGTGACATCATGGGTCATGCAAGCACGGAAACAACAAGGATCTATGCGAAAAACTCTGCTGGCAAGATGAAGTACGAATACAGCCTGTATGTAGCTTCATAAGAGATAACAATTGAATAATGTTTTGAAGTCTGCCAGGAGGGAGGCTTAGTTTTTGCGAGCCTGTACAGTGGTTGCGCACAGTATGGAATTGGATGAATTGTTATTCAGTAGCTTTTTCATGGATCATGGGAATAATAACGAGCTCAAAAATACCGAAAATATTGCGTTAACTGATCCAGAAAAGTTTTTAAAGCAAATTTCCAACGTAGCTGATATTTATGGTACTGCTATAAAAATTGTAGATAAAAATGGAAACGATAGGATAATTTACTCTTCAAACTTGGCTTCGCGTGACTTTTATTTTCGTAGTGTAGGCCTTACTAAAACATCAACCGGAACATACATAGAGTTTATTGCTGCAGATGATAAAAAATACAAGCTATTAGTTGATGATATATTATAGGCGTTAGAATTCCCATATACATAAAATAGAAAATCTAACATTAGGACCTTTGGAAAAGTCTCCATTATGGGCACACAGATGAATTTCTACCTGTGTGGCGGTACTATTAGTATGATCATATAAGTAATCACCAAAACCAGTAAAACTAGCAGAAGTTATAAATACTTCATCTGGTTTACGGGAAGCCTTTGCGCCCGAAATATCCACAATAGTATATGCACTTGAACTGTCACCACTTACGATTCCACCAGTCAAATTTACAACCATTGTCCTTGCAAAGAATTTATAGTTATGAATTTGAGCAGAAAGAGTGTCTTTACTAATTTTATTATCGTTCGTCTTTTGAAGCTCGTTATTATACACATCAAATTATGAAAATTCAGGTCCGAAAGGGCCTTTTTTAATACATAAAAATTCATTTTAGGAGGTATCTCAATGGAAAAAATCAAACTTACAGGATCTGATCAGTTGTATGAACTCCAGAGTATCCGGCCAACATCGGAGCATGTGCTTCAGATCGTTTTTACAGGAGTAGTACCAGGCACTTGGGGCGGAGACATCCAGGTGTACACTGCAGGTGGCATCCTAGCCACTACGCTGACAGGCTGGACTACAGTGTACCGTGATGAGGGCCAGACAGTGTATCTGTCAGATGATGGCAGCGTGTACGTACCGCCAGCTGATCCGGAACCAGTAACGCCGCCAGAGCCGTATGTGCCAACTCTTGCAGAGCTGCAGGCCAGTAAGAAGCAGGAGGTTAGCCAGGCATGTGAGCAGGCAATCTACTCCGGCGTTAGCGTAACACTTGCTGACAGTTCAACGGAACACTTTGCACTGACAGAACACGATCAGCTTAATCTTTTTGGCAAGCAGGCCCAGCTTGCAGCTGGAATTGAACAGTTAGAGTATCATTCTGACGGTCGGCCTTGCCGGTACTACAGCGCTGCAGATATGAAGAATATTGTTGAAAAGGCCATGTGGCATGTAAGCTATCACACCACATACTGTAATGCCCTCAATATGTGGATTGTTGGATGTGAGTCTGCGGAAGAGGTTCAGCAGATTTTTTATGGTGCAGATGTTCCAGAACAGTACCAGACAGAGGTACTGAAAGCATATCTTGTAAAGATAGCAGCTATGGCGGGAGATGATGTGAAGGATGCACAGACTGCTTAATAAGTATCTTTTCTTAGCTGATGTGGGCGGTGTACTCTATGTGCTGATCGAGTTGGCCTGGCGTGGTTGGAGCCACTGGACCATGTTTATTCTGGGCGGAATCTGTTTTATTTACCTTGGACTTATCAATGAGATCCTGAGCTGGAATACGCCGCTTTGGCAACAGATTCTGATAGGTACAGCGGGAATCACTGCGCTGGAGTTTTTAACCGGATGTATCGTCAATCTCTGGCTCGGTTGGGGTATCTGGGACTACAGCGGCATGCCGGGCAACATTCTGGGCCAGATCTGCCCGCAGTACATGCTGCTATGGTTTCCAGTAAGCTTGGCTGGAATCATTCTGGATGACTGGATACGATACTGGTTTTTCGGTGAAGAGAAACCGCACTATAAAATGATTTAGGAGTATGAAAAAGATGATAGAAATAACACAGTATATAGCTGCGCACTGGGTTGCATGGCTTTTTGCAGCTATCTCCGGTGCCCTGGCTGCAGCATATCATAGATCAGCAGGACGATTAAAAAAGGAACAGGTAAAAACGCAGGCTATTAATGCTGCCGTCCTTGCACTGCTTCATGATCGCATCTATCAGGCGTGCACATTTTACTTGAAAAGAAAATATTGCACTGTAGAAGACAGAGACAATCTGGAGTATATGTTCAGGCCATATAAAGCATTGGGTGGAAATGGAACCGGAGAAGATCTTTATAACAGATGTCTGGCTTTACCATATGAGCCGGCAGAACAGGAGGTATAGATATGGATTTTGGAATTGGAAGCGTAACAGCAATCACAGCAATCTGTTACCTGGGCGGCATGGCCTGCAAGGCAACTACCAAGGTCAAGGATGAGGTTATCCCGGTAGTATGCGGAGTGACCGGTGGTATCCTGGGGGTGGCCGGTATGTACCTTATGCCGGAGTTTCCAGCAACAGATGTGATCAACGCTGCAGCCATTGGCATTGTATCCGGTCTGGCAGCAACCGGAGCGCACCAGGTCATCAAACAGGCAAGCAAGAAGTAGAAGGAGGTGATCCGACTATCTCCCGCAGGCAGTCCGGGTCATGGCTGCCATTTGCGACGTCGCAATTTATGTAGAATATTGACATGAAATATGATATGATGTAGGAGCTGCCGAACCTCCAGCAGAAAGGAGGTGAAAGCCACATGGCAGATTCTATTCTCACTTTTCTTATCTCTGTTGTAGCAGGCGTAGTTAGCTACTACATATGCAAATGGCTGGACAGGGATAAATAGGTAGCAACAGCCTAAACGGAACAGTTCACCGTAACGAACAAGAAAACCCCAGAGGATTAGGGCCCTCTGGGGTTTTCGTTTTGCCACATGGAATTCTCACTTTCCTTAGCTGCCTACATCATATTCTATTTTTCTTCAAATGTCAATATGCCTAAATCAGTAGAATAAAAATCATGCATATGTTATAATGTCTAGGTTACCGCCCCTATACCGGTAAGGAAAGGGGTGTCTTCAATATGGAATCAGTGCTTTCTTTTATTGTCGCTGTTGCGGCTGGTGTAGCCTGCCACTACATCATCAAATGGTTAGACGGTGACAAATAGTCGGTAACTAGCCTATGGTTTAAGCCACCATACAAAAACGGAATAGAAAAGCCCAGGGAATTGCGGTCCCTGGGCTTTTCGTTTTGCGTCTCCAATACTGGTGCTTTCTTTTTGCCTAACGGCATTATAGCATATGCAAAAAATCTTTTCAAGATACCAAGAGAAAGGAAATGCTATGAAAATATCAGATAATGGATTAAACCTCATTAAAAAGTTTGAAGGATGCCGCCTGACAGCCTATCAGGATGCAGTAGGTGTCTGGACTATCGGCTATGGCACCACTAATGCCGATAAAGCTATTACTGGCACAACTATCTGCCAGGGCCTGAAGATCACTCAGGAAACTGCGGATGAGTGGCTGAGACAGTCTGTGGACAAAAAGTATGGTCCTAAGGTGGATAAGTATAGTGCTTACAACTGGAACCAGAACGAGTATGATGCCTTAGTAAGTTTTGCGTACAACATCGGAAGCATTGATGGATTGACGGCTAAAGGCGCTCGTACCCGTTCTGAGATAGCGGCTAAGATCCTGGAATACAATAAAGCTGGCGGAAAGGTCCTTGCAGGCCTTACCAGGAGACGCCAGGAAGAACGAAAACTATTTTTAACACCCGTTACAATTAAGACTGGCTGGCAGCAGGAAAATGGCGGTTGGCGTTT